ATGTTCGCGGACGTAATGGTGCGCGTCACCGGCTTTGCCTTCGTCACTTCCACGCCCAGTGCGGTTTCCGCCCCGGAGGACTCAAAGCCTTCAGGTGGTGTCTGCTCCTGCTCCCCGGCGCGCCAGACCGCTGTCACACCATGTATCACAGGATTACCGTCCGTGTCCGTCAGCGGGGTTTTGTTCACCAGGATACTCTGCAGCCCCTTCACCGGACCTTCAATCGGCCCTTCACCAATGGCATCAATCACGCTCATCATCTGCGTGGACTTAAGATTGTCCTTTGCCTCTACCGGCGTGTGCGCCTTGCCGCCACCTTTGCCCATTGTCTCCCCCTTTACTGTGATAACTGTTACGCACAAAAACAACAGGCATCCCGGAGGATGCCTGTATCATGACTGAATAAAACTTCTGAATATCTTCACATTTTCACAAACTGACTGTGGTGCTAATAATTTCTCTGCATTAATGTTTTTTGTCGTGACATAAGAATAACTCTCTATAGTTAATCTTCGTAACTCTCCCGCAGTTCCTGTCCGTGAGCACTGCGGGATTTTTTATGTTTTATGCCTGCCGCCCGATAACCACCACCTTCCCGTCACCGCCTTCATCACGGGTACTGATGTCCTGGGAGATTCGCCGGGAGCCAACCAGCATTTCACCATAAGGCACCGGCATCGGGTTCCCCTGGGCAATCATGTTATCCAGCGAGGAAAAGTACGTGTTCTGTCTGCCGTTATCCGTTGCGCGGTAATCCGGTGTTTTTGCCTTCGGGGCCAGCATCTGGGCCACACCACCCAGAATCATGCTGGCCCCCAGTGAAAACAGCATCGTGGTGGCAGAAAAACCACCGGCTGCCAGGGCTGAACCCCATAACGCCATTGATGCCCCGGCAGTGAAGAACGAGCCCACGATGGCTGCCGCCCCCAGCACAATCTGCAGTCCACCCTTTCCGGCCCCGGCCAGTCGCGGCACAATGTGGATGACCGTTCCCTCACCCAGCTGTTCGTGAAGACGGGCGTACACCGCCTCCGGTGCCGTGTCCTCACCGCGAATACGTATCTGGTACCAGCCTTCGTTCATCTGACGGCGGAATCCCGGCATCTGCATCGACAGGGCACGGATGGCTTCCGCTGCCGTGTTCACATACAGGCTGAGGCGGCGGCCAAATCGTTGTAAATCCCCGTGAAGGCAGATGCGGACCAGTGGCGGTGACGCCAGACAGAATGCGTTCGTCGTTGCCATTTTTCAGAATACCTCTCCCGTTTACTCAGTTGTTCAGGCAGATGGTGAAGCAGTTCACCGTTGCCGCAGTAAATGGCGGCATGATTGGCCACCGATGCGCCAAAGCAGCACAGCAGGATATCGCCCGCCTGTGCAGAGGACAGGGGCACCCGGTAAAAGCCGGTGACCGCCATATTGTCCAGGTAAAGGTTCTGACCGTTGCGCCACCAGTCATCCTCACGCTCAAAATCCGGCATATCAATTCCCGCCAGATGGCAGGCATCCCGGAACAGCGTGTAACAGTCCGTCACCCCGTGCTCAAAGCGCCGTCCTGTCAGATGTGGTACACAGCGGAATTTATGAATTTCCCCCCGGCAGACCAGCCACCAGGACAGTGCACTTTTTATCTGCAGCCGCCGGTCGGCCTCGCTCAGCCAGGGCAGACCACCGGGATGACTGTGGACCAGTGCCACAATCTCCCCCTGCATCTCTGCCCACAGCCAGTCTTCCGGTGCAATACGAAAATACGCCTCCGGCTCTGCAGAGATATTCACACAAGGGATATACCGCTCCCCCTCCGGCGTTCTCACCACGAAGCCGCACGACTCCGCAGGCGCACACCGCCGGGCATGCGCCAGAATCGCTGATTCAGTCTGTGTCATTGGATTTACTGCGAAAGTTTGTTAATGGAAAGGAAACCGCCAAAATTAGCCACCATGCCGCGCATCTCACACCCGCGCATGCACTTGCTGCATCTGTCCTTACGGATATCGGTGGTGGGTTTATCGAACTCATCCGCCACAGCCCCGCCCGTGTAACCACACTCATCAGAGCGGTAGGTCCACATACAGGTATTCGCCAGCATGATGCGACCGGGAAACAGCGCTCCATCCGTCTCGGTCGGTGTAGCCAGCACAAACGAGGCTGTCATGGCCGTCAGCTCTGACATCTGCTCCACCACCCAGCGGTCGCTCAGCTCCTGCTCCGGGTCCGCTTCCGGATTGCCCGCCACAAAATTCACCGCATCCAGAAAACGGGCATACACCCGGCGGCGGACCACCGTGGCCCCCACCAGGCTCTGCAGGTCCTCCGCCATCCCGGTGACCAGACCAAACAGATTGGACACCGTCAGCGACGGTCTGGCACTGCTGCCCTTCCCGTTCATCTCAAAACCGCTGCCGTCAATCGGGTATACCTGATATTGCCGCCCCTGCCAGGTGACCGCCTCCCCTTTTTCATTCAGCTCATTACAGAAAAAATACCGCTCACCGCCCTGCACCGTCAGGTCAATTTCCCAGAGCACCACCCGCGGTGACTGCTCTGATTTAACCGACTCGTTCAGACTTTCTTCGTGAATATCCTGCATCAGTTCACCACCTGCTTAAACTCCGCGCTGAATTCAACCCGCAGCATGCGAACCCGTGATGACCAGGCGGCACAGGTCACCTTTATCTGCCGCCAGGCATAAGGCGGTGTCCACAGAAACGCCTTCCAGCCACCGTGCTCTGCCAGGAATGCCTCCAGATGTCGGGCCTCCTCCCGGGTCACGGAAAGCGTCACACGGTATGTTTTCAGGTCAGCATTCAGCCCCGCCGCCATACGCTGCGAATACCCGTCACCAAAACGCACTTCACGCACCGATGGCTGCGAGTTCACCTCCATATCCGGCTTCACTTTCCAGCGAAATGTTTTCATCGCCTGCCTCCGGAAAAGACGCCGCCATCACGCATCTGCGCCTGAATCTCATCCTGCGCCCCCTTGCGGGCCATGTCATACACCGCCTTCATCAGCTGCGGCCCCGCCTGTCCGTTGGAGCCGTCGTTCTGAATCACCACGTGATTGTTCTGATTAAAATTAATGCCTTCCGTCCGCCGCATCTGCGCCGAACTTCCGGCACCGCCCACATAACCACCTTCCGCATAGCCCCGCATCAGGCTGTACAGGTTGCCGACGCCAATCCGGCTGGTTGCTTCCTTCGTGAAGACAAACTCCCCGCGATGAACAATTCCCGCAGGTTCATATTTACCCCCCGTCCCCGTAAATCCCCCGGTCGCGAAATGGAAGTTCGCCGCCGCAGCCTGAATGGCCGTCCCCGTGGAGGCAGACGCACCACCACCGAAAGCACCGCCAATGGCGCTGCCGATACTCCCGACAATCCCCACCATTGCCTGCTTAAGCAGAATTTCTGTCATCATGGACAGCACGGAACGGGTGAAGCTGCGCCAGTTCTGTTCACTGCCGGTCAGCATCGCCGCCATATTCTGTGCAATACCATCAAAGGTCTGCGTGGCTGCACTTTTAACCTGCGACATACTGTCCGTGGCGCTCTCTTCCCACTCACTCCAGCCGGACTTCAGGCCTGCCATCCAGCTCCCGCGAAGCTGGTCTTCAGCCGCCCAGGTCTTTTTCTGCTCTGACATGACGTTATTCAGCGCCAGCGGATTATCGCCATACTGTTCCTTCAGGCGCTGTTCCGTGGCTTCCCGTTCTGCCTGCCGGTCAGTCAGCCCCCGGCTTTTCGCATCAATGGCGGCCCGTTTTGCCCGTTGCTGCTGTGCGAATTTATCCGCCTGCTGCGCCAGCGCGTTCAGGCGCTCCTGATACGTAACCTTGTCGCCAAGTGCAGCCAGCTGGCGTTTGTACTCCAGCGTCTCATCTTTATGCGCCAGCAGGGATTTCTCCTGTGCAGACAGCTGGCGACGTTGCGCCGCCTCCTCCAGTACCGCGAACTGACTCTCCGCCTTCCACAAATCCCGGCGCTGCTGGCTGATTTTCTCATTTGCTCCGGCATGCTTCTCCAGCGTCCGGAGTTCAGCCTGAAGCGCCAGCATAGCTGCATGCGCCCGGTCTTCCTGGCGCTCACCGGCAGACACCTTCACACCTGACGGCTTTTTCAGCGTCGATTCATAATCCTTTTTTGCCGACGCCATCAGCGTGTTGTAATCCGCCTGCAGGATTTTCCCGTCTTTCAGGGCCTTATTCAGCTCTTCCTGCCGGGCGGTATATTTCTCCAGTGGCGTCAGCAGACGCTCATACGCCTTCTGCGCCTCTCCGGTATACTTCAGCTGTGACGACTCACGCTCAGCCCTGTCCCTTGCCGCCAGTTCACCGGCTTTTTCCATATCCGACTGCAGCGTTGCCGCTGCCAGACCCAGACGGGCATTTTCCCGGTCATCCCATGCGCCCTGAAGGTTGGCACGAAAAGAGGCGGTTTTTCCCCGGCGCTGGCTCCGGCTCTGGTACCACTGCCATTTTTTATCCGCCTCATCAAATGCCTTCTGTGCACTGGCGAGCATATCCGCTGAGGACTCAGGACGACCGATATCCAGAATGGCATCCCACATCGATTTGAATGCCTTCCCTGTTTTATCCGCCCAGGTCTCCAGTGTTCCCATGTTTTCTTTCAGGCGACGGGTCTGCTCATCAAAGCCTTTCGTGGCGATATCGTTCGCCGCCTGCAATGCCCCGGCCTCGTCTCCGGAACGCTGCAGCTGTGCAACATACGCAATCTGCTCTGCCGTCACGTTACGGAACTGGCGCGCCATCGCCATCAGTCCCGACGTCGGGTCAGTGGTCAGCTTCCCGAAGGCTTCAGCGACTTTATCCACCTCCACACCGGATGCAGACGCAAAACGCGCGACACTCTGGTTGATGGCATCAAACTGTTCACCACCACGCACACCGGCATTCACCAGGGCTGCCAGTGACTCTCTCGCCTGGTTAAACGTCAGCCCTGCTGCCTGCCCGGCTCTTGAGAGCGTCAGCATGCGATCGGCAGTCAGTCCGGACTGATTACCGGAAAGAACCAGGGTTTTATTAAACGCTGAAAGCGTGGAATCTCCCTGGTACCAGGCGTACACCAGCGCACCTGTCGCCACCGCCAGCGAGGTGACCCCGACCATCGGCAGGGTGATCGCACCGGCAAGCCCCCTGAGCATGGGGATCATCCCGCCGAAGGAGTCCTTCACCTGACCGCCCTGTTGCAGCAGGATCAGCCAGGGATTCTGACCACCGGCAAGCTGCGTGGCGATATCCGTAAACTGTGCGGGCAGGGTGCGCATGGCCGCTTTATACTGTCCGACGGAAATCCCGGCTTTTTGCGCAGCCAGCGCCTGACGGCTCAGGCCCTGTTCAACAGCAGTGGCGGTTTTTCTGGCGTCAGTATCCAGTCCTGAAAAATGACGCCTTACCCGGCTCATCTGCTCATCGAAACGGACCGCATCCAGACTCAGGTCAATAACAAGATCACCAACCGGCTGGGACATATCTCACACCTCCGGAAATCCCCGCTGAAGCCATCATTAATGCGACATCATCCTCGCTGACATCCGCCACATCCGCAGACGATAAAATATCGCGCCCTCCGTCCCCACCGAACCGGACGCCTCCGGCAAGTCCTGCCGCTTTCTGCATCAGCATTTTGTCCTCATCCAGCCTCTCCACCTGCTCTTCCTCATGCCGGGGGACAAGCAGACTGAAATCAGAGGGATGCATATCCGGATCGCAAAAAAACAGGCTGAGTACAGCGTACATCAGCCCGGAAAAATGCATATCCAGTTGGGTATCCTGAAAATAATGCGTGCGGTAAAAATGTCGCCAGTCGGCATATTCGGTGGATGTCATCCCGGCAAGCATGGCGCGCCAGTCAGGCCTCCCCATCTCTCGCGCCAGTCTGAGGGCAAAATTCAGCTCGCCGTCGAAGACTTTCCCGCAGAAAAATCATCATCAGTAAGCGCGTTATTTTTCGCCACTTCGGTGATATCCGTATCCACATGAACAGCCCCGCTCATCCCGGACAGACGCAACACCACGTCTTCCGCCCGGGCAATGGCATCAGCAGGCCAGGTGGTGAGCACCTCCTGTTCGATCTGCATCACAGCCTCATTCATTGATGGTGACTCCGTTTTCTGTGGATGGTTATGCCACAGGGACATCGCCACCAGAAACGCGCCGGTTCTGACAAGGTCTTCCACGCTCACCTGCAGGTTACCGCTGGCTTCAGCCTGTTCTGCCCGTCGTTTCAGCAGGGCAAGATGCTCGATACGCTGCAGCGCAGACAGCTCGGAAAGCGTGACGGACACACCGTTATATTCAAATTGTTCGGTTTTCAGAAACATGTATTACCTCCGTTTACCCTGCAGCGCCCGCTTCAGTAACGGTGACTTCAGCTACCGTGGCAAACTGACCATTACCGGAAATCACGGGGATACTCACTTTTCCAGCCTTAACCCCCGTCACAGTGATCGCCATATCTTTCACAGCAATGGTTCCCGTTGACGGATCGGCGGAAACCGCTCTGAACGTTTTGTCGGTTGCACTTTCCGGCTCAAAAGAAACCGTCAGGGTTGTTGTTTTCCCTTTTGCCACCGTACCAGATGTCGGCGTCACCTTAATCGCAGTGACCGGCGTAATTTCGCTGCGTTCTTCCGCCACAGAAGGTTTACCCACGTTGGTCACTTTCACCGTACGGGTGATCACTTCCTTCGCCGTTACGGCCTTACCGATACTGCTGACCCAGCCACGGAACACATCCACCGTGCCGTTCGGGAAACGGATTTTATAGGCCCGCACATCCCCGCTTTCAAACCAGCCTATAAGCCCTTTCTGACCTTCTTCTCCCGGTTTCCAGGCCAGCGTAAAACTGGTATCTCCTGCAGACTTCTGCCCCTGCCCGGTCGCAGTCCAGTCCGCGTCTTCATCATCCAGGTAGTTATCATCGTAGGGTTCTGCCGTCATCTCGCCCGGCGTCAGATCCTTTACCTGTGCCAGTCGCTGCCAGTTATCGTCTGACAACGGGTTTGCATAGGCATCACCCTGACCGTTATAAACCCACAGGGTGGTACCGGCACCTTTTACCGGTGCCAGAGGATTTGGTGTTGGCATATCGTCCTCACATCTCGTATGTAATGGAATAAGTCAAATCAGCAGAACTCCATAACGCCATATCGTCATCACGACGATACTCATAGCCTGTAGTGGCACACTAAATTTGGCCACCTGATGAAAGGTGATATTCTCACCACAACACAAAACAGGTGACTTAATGAACAAGAAAACCAAACGAACCTTCACCCCTGAGTTCAGGCTGGAATGTGCACAGCTGATTGTTGATAAGGGCTACTCATATCGACAGGCCAGTGAAGCGATGAATGTCGGTTCAACCACGCTTGAGAGCTGGGTACGCCAGCTCAGGCGAGAGCGCCAGGGTATTACGCCCTCTGCCACACCCATTACTCCAGACCAGCAACGTATCCGCGAGCTGGAAAAGCAAGTTCGCCGTCTGGAGGAACAAAATACGATATTAAAAAAGGCTACTGTAGATTCAATTGGTCAACGCAACAGTTATGTGAAAACATGGGGTTGCGGAGGTTTTTTGAATGAGACGAACATTTACAGCAGAGGAAAAAGCCTCTGTTTTTGAACTATGGAAGAACGGAACAGGCTTCAGTGAAATAGCGAATATCCTGGGTTCAAAACCCGGAACGATCTTCACTATGTTAAGGGATACTGGCGGCAT